CCACCAGTTTCGTGAACAGTCTTAAAGATTACATCGATATACTAGCGTTGTGCAGTGAGTTTGAGTTGTTTAAGAATGACGGCACTCTGGCATTTGATTTGAATGATAGTTTCGGTGCCGGACCACTTGCACAACATATGCCTGTGTGGACCCACCATTTGAGTTATATGCAAATTCGAGACGTTTTGGCATCACTCAACTACCATCCCTATAGTAGTCAACCTAATCATGAGTATACTCGAGAGAGAACCAAATACATACGTTATGCGATTGAACATTGGTGTTACTCCAGATTGGATGCATTGGGAGCCCTTGCCCTCATAGCAATGTTATGTCCAGAGAACGTCACCAACAGTAGCAGTATTGACCCAGCCCAGTACTTTGTACATGATAACTATACATACTTAGAGAATAGGGATTTTTGCGTCACCGATGCGCTCATTAACAAACACAAGGGTGAATGTGTTATGGGAGACCCAAATATGTTCATCACGTTATTTGATTTGGCCAAGATTGAGAAGATTACCAAAGCCAAATTAGTGGGTATCATCAAGTCCACGTTGGAAAATGCGGAGACTAAAACTATTCGCCATGTGCAAGGTATAATAGATCACAAGTTTCCACCATTTAGTACAATAGTCAAATTTCGACCCGGAACAAAGAGAGTTCCAGCATCTGTTATCCTATCACGGGATAGGGTTAAGGTATGGTTTTTGAATCTGTTACCACGGACCGTTTATTATTTGCATCATCCAGATAATGAACAAATCACCTTTAACTTCGTCAAGAATCTGGTAGACAATCTTTCAATACAAATATCAGAATTTGCCACCCGGTATGCTGAAGTGTTCTTAATGGATGCCGAATCCAAGAATTCAGTGTCTGCTGCCAAATCAAAGGAATTTGCTAATATTCTCCGGTCAGCAGAATGTCAGATCATGTTTAATTCTGGTGTGCCCCGCACGCAGGTTTTTGACAAGGTCTACAAAGGACATAGAGACGTCTTAAATAAAGCTGTTGACAAATCTGGAACGATAGTTGTCTCCCGTAACATACGTAAGGCAAAGAATAAGAACGACATTGCACAAGCCAGGGACGATAAGTATTATATTGAGTACGAGCCAGAGAGTTTCCCTCGGATTGACTACGGCGTGGTTGCATCACACCTTGGGTTTTCAATATTCGTGTTCGCCATATTTTATGCCATGGGAAATAGGATTGCAAACTTCACAGCGTCTATGCGTAATGCGTTTAACGGATTTATCAATGATGCTAGGACATGTTTTCGTAGGGTATCCGCTGCTGCACAGCGAGTCAACGGCACAATTAATGCAATTGATGAGGCTGTGACCACCTGGCGCAACCCACTTCTTCTATCATTTGATAGAAACTCTCACCCGGAGTTCATGATACAATTGCTTGAGGTTAAAACAATACTTCACATGGTGTATGAGTACTATTTCGGTACCCGTAATGGCATGTTGATGTGGGCCTCTAATTTGGTTGTAACTCGTTCGCAATCGGTTTTGGACTTTGTTATGTCCATACCAACACCAAGTGATCCTCAGCCTCTTAATGATG